TCCCAATATTCTTTTGCGTATTGTTGAGATTTTTCCGCTGCCTGTTGTTGATATTGGTTTTGCAAAGCCATGATCTTTTGATTGTACTTCCATTGTTCTTCCATAGCTTTTTTTGGTGACCAGCTTAATCCGAATGCTCGGCTTAGTGCATTTCCGACGAATCCCATACCGGTACCTATTACTGAGGAGCCTAATCCGCTTATAAATGATGTTCCGAAATCCATATTGTTCTATTTGTTTAGTTTTTCGCCCTTGTAACTTTACAAGGGTTATACATATTACTAGATAATATATGCTACATGCGTACCATTTTGTGAAAAATGGAGGGAGTAGAGACTAAGTCTCTATCTCCCAGTATTTTAGATGTGCGGTTTATCCCGCCGATTCCTGCTGCGAAGAAGTGCCTCCTGCTTCTTTCGAATCGAGGGCATTCTGTTCTTGTTGTTCTATTTTTCCGTAATTTTTGGATTTTGCGAGATTAGCTTGGTTTACTGCGTCCATAGCTGCCTGTGCTATTTCCCACCTGTCCGTACGGATATTATAAGCCGGTAACACTCCGTCTTCTCTATTGGTATAGATAATTGGTGCCCCGTCGGTGATAGGCTCATTGTTCTCGGTGATTCTACGAACTTTGTTTTCAATCGTTTCCCCCTTTTGGTATTCGTAGTTGGTTTTTACTGGTTTTGGATAAAAATTTGGTTTGATCATAATTTTAAGTTTTAAATATTAGGAATGACTTTTGCTGACATAACTCTTCTGGGTTTCATGTTAAATGCTATTTGTACCCAGAAATTTTGTGATGTAATTGACGTGTCTGCAAAAATATTATTATACAAATGAGGAAATACGTAGGTTGTGTAGGTATCTATATCTCCAAATATACGGTTGAGACACATCCAGCCTTCATTTTCGATAAGCGCGAAATTTCCGTATGTCTTATTGACATTTGTCATGTATTCTATCCATGCAGGTTGTTTTCCTATTGAGAGGTCTCTTTCTTGAAGAGGACAGGATCCGTTTACGAATTCATATAATCTGTCTTGAAATCCTATGCCGTCAAGTTGCGGTTTATGAAGATCGTCTATGGATTCTAGATACATATCCCACTCGTTTCCTTGGAAATAATCAACTCTTGGTGTAATAGATGAGATACACATTATATAGCCTGGTTCATCTGCTTTGAATACGATATTGCCGCCTTTATGTGAGGTTGCAACACCCCTGCCTGCAAGAGTCCCTAATGGTTGATCCTCTGTACCGCTGTTATTGACTACTTCTTGAAATTCTATTTCAAGAGAGCTGCCGCCAAGATATAGAGGTGTCTCCATATGATTCAAACCTCCGCTTGTGTATACAGTTTGAATCCAAGCGTTGTACGAACCGTCGCTTACGGCGATTCTATTAAGCATGGTATATACTTTTTTCGCGAGATTAAGCGTGTCAAGAGTGAAGCTCCCGCCCGATGTGTCGATAGCCGTTATAGAGTTGATTCCTGAATCTCCGTCGAGCCATTCGGTATTTACCCAGTTGGTATTTATATCGCTTTGATAGGTTTTAAGGAGTAATCCTGTCATAGGATATATTGAGTTTGGAACTTCTACGCTTGTATCTCCGGTAAAGTCTATTTGTGATTTGAAGATATCTTGAATAAAGGTATTTTCTTCATATGCGTTGTATTGCATTTTTCCCTTTTGCAATATAGTTTCTCGCATTTGATCGATTTCTTCAAGGAAGTATGATTTATATTGCGCTCCAATGCTTGCCATATTTATGGCCGTTGGAATAGATACTGATATTCTTGTTTCGGTTTCGTTTTCCCACGGTTTGAATATAAAATATCTTTCGTTGTTTACAGTGGGCAAATTTTTTACTTCTTCTAGAATTCCTTCCCCTATGAGTTCTGCGATACTTTTTGTATTTAAATCGATTTTGCTTAGAGACCCTTCTACTGGCAAGATGGTAATTGAGTCAGTTAGATATACTTGGTTTAAATCGATTATATCGTTATCTCTTATGATAAATCCCGGTACGTTGTTTTGTGGTATTTGTGTTGGAGTTGTATTGGGATTGCTGATTATGAAGGATGTGTTTATCCAGGAGTTCCCTATTTTTTCGAATGATGTGAAGTAGAAACTGTTAAAGGTAGTTGTGTTGTTTGCATGTCTTATTGCTTGTGCTCCTGCAATTGCATAGAATTTCTCTTCTTGTTTGTTTGCATAATAATTTTTAAAGATATCGTAATATGCAAGGAATGGTACAGCGTTAGGTATAGTGCAGATATCTTTTTCGTTCTCTCTTCTTGTAAGAGATTTCACTCCTAAATATGCTGGTAAACTGCTGGGATTCACTTCGTTTTTCAAACTTCCGTTGCTTCCTTTTAAAGTCTGGCCTATATCCCATTTCCCTTTTTCAAATTGAATATTAGGAAATTTTACCTGTTTCATGTTTAGTCCTATATTTAACGCATTATTATGCAGCATAGCGTTATATAGTCTGATTGGACAGAAAAAGAAATCGTTTTGTTGTTTGAAGCTGCCGAATAATGGTCCGACTGTTGGATGTGTTAATATATGACACCTCGTTTGAATTGGATAAGTGTCGCCGGGAAGCAACAATTCTTTCATTGTGGGAGTTAAGACGCCAGGTGCCATACTTGTTCTGCAGACAAAACTTTTGTCATGTGTACTACGGTTATAATTATTTAACCGTGTCATCATTTTTTTACCGCCGCCGAGGGTGTTTTTTCCGATACTTACTTTCATTGTTGTTTTGTTTTAAAATTTTTCGTTATTGATTTCATTAAGTCTTTGGCTTATGGCTCCGATAATAGATAAGTCTAAGTTTGTGAGTCTGAAATTTTCTTTAAGGTATTGTTCAGCTTCTTCTTGACTGTCGAATACAAGAGGAGATACGCTGTATTGTCCTACGGTAAAAATGAATTTGTCGTCTTCTCCTACTTTGATACAAGTTACTTTGACAACGTCTTGGCTGATAGCCCATTTTAATGCTTCTTGAAAGTCCATGATTAAATGTTTTTAATTGCTTCGATTTTTATTAATATAATTCTGCTTTTACGTAATTCGTCTTCAAGTCGTTCTGCTTCTTTGAACAAACAGCAATTCATAACGACTCTAAATCCTTTTAACATAGTTCCATTGTCATAGTCAAACCCTTCCCACATAAGGCAATATACGCCCTCGCTAAATGATTCGAAGGGTATTTTGGCGTTTTTAACCCATTCTTTTTTACGGAACTTGCCGTACTTCGTGATTGATGGTATCATTGTGATGTGTAATTGAATCATTTTGACATTTGTTGTTTACATTTACGGTGTTTCCGGATACTTTCCAGGTGCTGCCGCAGCCTTCTATAAAGTAAGATAGTGCTAACAATACGGCTGCGCCTATAATGCTCGCTGTTGTTTTCCAATTCTCTTTTAGAAACTGTTTGATTTCTTCTTTCATACTAATAGAGTTTTTTAGTGTTAAGTATATAATTAGGATTTGCTTCTTCGATTTTTTTCTTCAAAATTAATGATTCCTTTTTGGAATAACAAATAATATATTTTGTGTATAATCTTCCGCAGTCGTCGAATTTGCTATATGTCAATTCATATCTATGTCCGCTTCTTTTTCTCTCTCCTTCGTGAATAATTACCCATTCTTCTGAGAATGGAAAGCGTTTCCACCAATCGACGGCTTGATCCATGTTTTTAAAATACAGACTTAAGACGGTTTTTCTTCCGACGTGTTTTAACAATAATAATGTTTTCATGACCTTGTGTTTTTTTTGTTACGGTACAAAGATAATGTGAAAAATCCCCTTTTGCAAGTAAATATCCCATTTTAACGTATACAATTAACATCTTTAACACTCGCTGATACTATTGCGCGCCAGCCTGCAAGGCTGACAGCGAACAGGCTCCGCCGTCGAGAGCGTACTCCGGAGCGAAGCGACCAAGGAAACGAAGTTTCCGCCTTAAACATTAAAAAATACTGTCTGATTATTGTCTGATACTATTTCATGCTTGCCCCATTTCGCCCATGGCGTCATAAAGCTCTGAGGTTGCGCACCTAAGAATACGATTATAAATATGCTGGTTCCGTTTGAAATTTTCTTCTACAGCTCTATCCCATTCTCGTCTTGTTTCTTGCATAGGAAAATCGGCCTGTAACGGTAACTCTGTTAGATTTTCCGTGACGATTTTTTCGGCTTGTTTTCGAGCTTCCGCGATAGCTCGTCGTTGTTTTTCCTCTTTCCTGTGTTCTTTCATCGCATTCCACGCAACAGGATCGTCGCCCATTACTTCGCGTCCGTACTTTTGCCAATATTCCCTAAGGTTTTTAATGGTTTTCCAGTCGTCGGCTTTTACTTTTTCGCCATAGATCCATAACAACCCTCTATTGAGGTTATTAATCCACATTGTTTCCTTTTCTTTCTCGGTAAATATTTTATCCTTATAGTATTTTGGCATAGCCATTTTTGTACCGTTGCGAAAGGTATAGGTAGCTACGTTGATATTTTTGTAATTTTGTTTTTGCCACAGATGATCAAGTCTGTCCATATATCCCGCTCCTATTCCCGGACTGGCTAAGACGACTTGTTTAAATTCCGGGTGTTTAATATCGACTTTCAACATGTATTTTGTCATATAGTTGATACTTCTGCTATTACAATATTGGCCTATAAATGAAAATCCGTACCGCCAATGCTTTTTTACTAATTCTGCGCTTTTTTGCCCGAAAAAGATACCGTGCAGATGTATTCGGTCTCCGTCTCCTCCTAATTCTGTTACGCACCAATGTTTTATGCTCCTGGAGGTGTCTTTCCGGCAACGCTCTAAAAATAATCTGAGTCCTTTTGAAGCGATCTCGTTTGGGTTTTCTTTCCAATTCAATTTAGTTTTTTCTTCTAAATCTTTTATGCCTTCCGGTGAGATTGTTAGGGTTATAAAATAACCGTAGTTTGAACGTAATTCTTCGTCTAATCTTACTCTCCATTCCCTTTGTTTCTCTTTTCTGCATTCTATACAACACCCGCATTTTGCAGGTATATAGAGGAGCCTCCTGTCTTCGCAGATAGGAGGTTTCCCTTTGTTTTTTTTGTTAGGTAAATATTTTGGGTTTTTGAAATATTTAGGATATAAACACATGTTAATAAGTCTCTGTGTAAGTTTCTGTTGTTGTGGTTTTACCTTCTCTGGTTGATTTGGTTTTTACGGTGCTTTTTTTCCCGCGTCCTTTTAATAGCATGTCTACGATCTTTTCCCCGAATTCCAGTCCTAATCCGATTCTCTCGTTAAAGGTTTGCGATTCCCAACGTTCAATCATGCCTTCTACTTGTGTGCGATATGTTTCTTTATCCCAATTATGTTTGTCGGCAAGAGCTTGTAATTCCTCGATACTTGCTTGAAGATTTTGTATTTCTTTTTCATTTACGTCTTTATCGCTCTTATATTTTGCTGCTAATGCAATTGCTACTGCATTGTTATAGGTCGCAGCTTTAACCCTATCTTCATAGGTGTCTTTTAAATATTGGCTTTGAATTTTTTCATTTTCTTTATTCCAATATTCTGTGTGAGCTTTTTCGCTGTAATATCCCGCTATGGCAAAAGCTTCGCTTATTTGAGCCTTTGATAAACCTTCTTGCATTTCTCTGAGTTTTGTCAATGCCTCGGTAGCTTCTTTTTCTGCTTTTGACAGGCTCGTTAGAGCTTCTTTGTATTCTCCCTCTTTTAAGTTTAACTCTATTCGTGAAGCGGCTTCTTCGATTCTTTTTAAGGCTTCTTGTGTATCTACTCCTGCGATTTTGTTAGCTTCGGTATTAGCTTTATTAGCTTGTGCCTCTGCTAATGCAATTTGAGCGTCGTTCATTCTTCTTTGTTGTTCAATCTGTTGAACTTGTAACGCCATTCCCACAGGGTTACCTTGCGGTTGCTCCGGAGATGTTTGATGAGCTCCGCCGCTTGCGCCCATACCGCCGGCTCCGCTTTGTCCGTACATTAAAGCAGGATTTAAGCCTGCATTGATAAGATGTTGTCTTTGATTTTCTGCATTGGTGTAATCCCAATATTCTTTTGCGTATTGTTGAGATTTTTCCGCTGCCTGTTGTTGATATTGGTTTTGCAAAGCCATGATCTTTT